CAGATCGCCCGCGAGCTGACCGGCACGAAGACTGCCAGCGAGGTTCGCGCAGCCGCAGGACTTCCGGGTGCGGCGGTCAAAGGAACGGCCGCCCAAGCGACTGCCGTTGTCAGGGGCCATGAGAAGGCGCTGACCGAGAACCCGGGCAAAACGCTGGGGACTACCGCTCGCGCCCTCCCCGGCTTCGTGACGGTTCCCGTGGGCCTTGGAGTCAACGTCGCCCTTACGCCCGGCCGTGCGGCCTCTACGGGCCTCCATGACATCGGAGTCCCGGGCTTCAAAGAGTATTCCGGGAAGGAGATCCTGGCTCCCGTCAAGTACGTCGGCAAGAGCCAGCTCGACTTTGCTCGAGAGGTCGGCCACGTCGTCACCTCGGGGGATTCAGACGCCGTTCAGAAGGCGGTTGAAAACGAACTGGGCCTGATCATTCCGATCACCCTCGGTCTCGGGGGGAAAGCCCTGGCTGACCGCCTCGGCAAGGGAGACGCTTCGATTGCGGATTCAATCGTCAGCCAGGTCCGCAAGGTCGCAGAGAAGACCCGCAAGCGCGCGAACGGCCGACTCGGACTCGATGCGAGAGGTGAGGGGGCCAAGGTCTTCGCCGGTAGCAACTACCGCAAACAGGGCGCCCACACGGTTGACCGAGCAAAACGCGGCGCCGAAATCGAGGAAGGCGACCGCATTGCCGGGATCAGGCATGAGGCCAGCCGCGCTGCGCGAGATGAACCCGTCCACCCCACGGGGCGCCAGACCGCCGCTGAGACGGATCTACACGTCCAGCCACGGGATGCCGTCCGCTTCCTCGTTGCCCATGACATCAACCTAGATGCTCCCCATGAGCTTGTCATCGGAGAGATCCGGCGGCTGAAGAAGAAGTTGGAGAGTGACCGGGAGGCGATGGGCCTTCCCAAGCAGCGGAGCGCCAAAGAGAAGCGCGACACGCTCGACACCGAGGACATCTTCAACGCCCTCGACCAGCACCCCGAGTGGCTGAAGCGCGACAGCCTCAAACGCATCGTTAAAGCGGCGCGAGAGCAAGAGAAGGAAAGCCGGCTCGACAGAGCAAACAAGGACCACTCCGAGGCGGCCCGGTGGGAACCCTCGGCGATCGACCTCGGCGTCCCTACTCGCCATGAGCGTGTTCCCATTCCGGAGCGCGCTCGGTTCGGTGGGGCGAAAACGTGGGACGAAGCGTCGATCAATCTCGCCAAAGATCTGCAAGAGCACAAGCGTCTTGTCGGACGGGCCAAAGAAGAGGTCCGAGTCGCTAAGTCGCGATTGATCTCCGGTGATCCTGTTACCAAAGAGTTCTACGACCGCGCACTTGACTACCAGAGACGAGTGCAGAAGATGGGTGACGTGCTCAAAGCCCGTCGTCGCGAAGTCCGAAGGGGCATGGACCGAGGCAACCGCCACGCCGACCCGGAACTTGAGGCCGAGATGATCGCCGAGACCAAGGCGGCAGCAGAAGCCCACCCGGTGAGGAACGCCGAACCGGAGTGGACCAGCGAAATCTACCGCCAGACCGATCGGCCGATGCAGGGGGTGGCGGGAGCCAAAATGCCGGGAGGGATCAAAACCCGAAGCGGGGATGCGGTGCGTCTCGGGTCACCGGAGGAGGGGCTCCACTCCTACTTGCAGCACTCGATCACGGTCCCGGTCCATCGCAAGCACATCTACGGATCGATCGGCCAAGACCTCGATCGCCTCCAGTACAAGGAGGGCGACAAGGTCAAGTTCACGATGCCCGAGGTCGAAGCCCGCTTCAAAGGCTCAGATTCCCATCTGAACTACCAGAATTTCGACATCGTCCCCGATCAGCTAGTGAAGCGGATCGATGACTGGCGAGAGCGCGGAGCCAAACGCGATCAGCAGGACTATGTGAGCGCTGAGCAGCTTGTCTCCGAACTCGCCAACCTGGTCCATTCTCCGGACGTGGAGTGGTCCAAAGGAAAGGCTACCCAGGGCCGGACCTATCGAATCGTCCCCAAGGAGTGGATGAAGGAGGTCTTTGAATCCTTCCGTCCCGCCGATAGCAGAGCCCAGCAGGTAGGACGAGCGCTCAACAAGACCTCCAACTACCTGATCCTGAACACCTCCCCGGCATGGGCAATCACCCAGTTTGGAGCTGAGTATGCCCAGGCAGCGATCGCCAATCCAAAGCTTCTGAACCCTCTCTACGCCCGCAAGCTCGCCAAGGCCTACAAGGCGATGGACCCGGTCGTCAGGCGGGAATTCGATACGTGGGTCGGAGCGACCAAGCGGGACCTCGACTGGGCCAGCAGAGAGCCGCTTTCGATGAAAGGCGCCGACGACGCCTACAAGGTGCTCGACCGGACCCCCTACGGGAGGTTCTTCCGAGGCATCCCAACCACCCTTCGCACCGTGGACCAGTGGAAGGGAAGTCGCATCCGCACGCTCTCCGCGCTGGCGAAAATGGACAAGGACTTCAACGGCCACCTGAACCAGTTCCTGCTCGGCTCGGGGAAGATGTATCGCCTTCAGAAGGAGTACTCCTCGAAACTGCGGGGCAAATCCCCAGCCGAGATCGCTGAGTTCGTCACCCGGAACCCGGCCCTTCAGGAGCGCTACCGGACCTATCTGGACGACATGATGGGCAACTGGACCGCTCTGTCGAAGCGCGAGCAGACCCTCTCCCAGCTCGTCATCTTCTACCCCTTCTTGAGGATGAGCCTGAAGTGGACGTTCAACACGTTCCCGAAGAACCACCCGATCCGCGCAGCGGCGAGCTACTGGGTAGCACAGCAGAACGCCAACGAACTGCATCACCTCCTCAAAGGCGACCCGTCCTTCTTCGGCTACTGGGGGAACGTCCCGCTCTATACGAGCGAACACCCGACGATGGAGCTGCCCTTGGCTCGTTTGGGGCTCTCCGGTAACGCCCTCGTAGAAGCGCTGGGAGGGAGCCTCGAAAACACCGAGGGACCGCCGCTGGCTGCGCTCGCTCTCTCCGTCACCCAGCCGGCGATCACCGCAGGGGTCAGGGGGATCACGGGGCTCAACAAGTTCACGGGCGAACAGGAACCCCACTCGGGAGTCGGTGCACTGAATGAAGTCATCGGCCTCTCCTCCCTTTCGAGAGCCGGAGAGAAGGTCAAGGAGGCGCTCACGGGTACCACCCCGGCGGAGGGCGCGCCCAACCTCTTCGGAGCGACGAAGCGCCAGACCTCCCTGGATCGGCTCTTCGCGAAACTGCGCGGGCCTCTCACGTCCTCGGTGATCCGCTCAACGGTCTTTCCTGGCGTGCCCAGCTCGATTGAGCTAGAACGCGACTCAGGCCACCTCAGCCGCATTCTCACCAAGCTCGGTGAAACGGGAGAAGACGCCCACAACGAGCTGAAAGACCGCTACCGCGAAGAAGGCAAATCCGGCGTCGAAGCAGCTCGAGCCGAAGAGAAGCTCTGGCACGAATACGACAAAGCGAATAAGGGCCTCGACAAGCTCTTCAAGAAGTACGGCATCGACACCCGCAAAGAAGATGCCGAATACGAACGCTTTGAAGAAGAACGCAAGATCGGCCCACAGACCCCGCTACAACGAGCCGAATCAATCCTTGAGGGCAAGACCAATCCGAAACTGAAGAAAGCCGAAGAAGCCCTTGATGGCGCCAAGAACCCCGCTCTTGAAAAAGCCGAAAAAGCGCTGGGTCTCGAATGAACCTAGAAGACGTGCAGCGTGTGTGCCACGACCAGGAGCACAAAGCCGATCGCCACAAGGATCGCCTTGATGAGTTCCCATCTGGTTTCCACGTCGCCACGCTACCACTAGCGGTCAAATAACCAACCAGCGGCTCGGCGCCCAGGCAGCGACGCCGAGCCTAGACACGAAAGGGATACAGCCCTCCGTGCCCGATCTGAACCTAAATCCGGATAGATCCCACGGTCAAGGCTGATGGAGGCCTCGGCCATAGAGATACGGCTCCGCCAGCATGAGGAACGGCTAGCTGCAAACCACGACTCCGTCTCGAGACTGCGCGACGTCTCGGCCAATCACGAGACCCGGATCTCCGTTATCACGACCGAGCTTCGCGAAACCCGAGAGGACGTGGCAGAGATCAAGAAGGTGGTCGAAGAGGAAGGCAAGCGCAACCGTGCCTCCAACAACCGAGTGGTCTGGGCGCTTGTTGGGCTCTCCCTCTCAGCAGCTGGTAGCGCGATCACGGTAGCTCTGACCCTCGGCGGCCACCCGTGATCGGAGTATTCCGGCGCGACAAGCGAGTGACCGCGATCCTCGTCTTTGCTGTCGCCCTGTTCGTCGCGTCTACGGCTTGGAACGTCGGTACCCGGATCAACACCCAAGCCAAGACGTCCGCCTCGCTCAGCGACTTGATCGGCGTAGCCGAAGAGACCTGCCACCGAGAAGCCAAGCGCAACCAGCAGATCAAAGTACGTGGCGAAGCAGAGAAAGCGCTACTCATTGTCTTCCTCGGCCTCGCACGCAAAGCGGTTGCGGAAGGAGAAGACCCGACTGGTGTCTCGGAGCGGTTCGTCAAGCGGTTCGGCCCATTGACGGCACGGATCGAAATCATCCCCCTACCCAACTGCCACCGGCAGGCCGAAGAACTGCGAGCTCAACTACCGCCGGGCTGAAAAGGAGGCGCTATGCCTGTCTCGACCCGCAAGCACCTCGAAGCGCTCCGAGCAGCCGATCAGCGTGCACTGGAGATCAAACAACGGGCCGACGAACAGGCGCTCGCCCTCGCTCGAGAGGGTCAGACCTACCGCGACGAGCAGGCCAACCGGCTGCGCGAGCAGATCGCCCAGGAACGAATCGAAGCGCGCGAACGCGAGTCGAAACTCCTCACCAAGGAGGAGTACGACCGGCGTCATGAAGATCTCCAGAAGGTGGTCGGCCAATTGGTCACCGCTCAAGCAGAAGGCGGCGGGCGCAGTGCCGGCTTCGACAAGCTGATCGCCTACGGCATCGGAGCGGCGGCCGTGGTCGTCGCGCTCATCACCCAGTTTCACTGACGCCCCTAGCGGGCCTCCATAACGAAAGGAAGTCATGGCTGACAAAGCCGTGCATCGGCCCCTGAATGTCGCCAGCCCCCATCAGAAGGGCGCCGACGTTAAAGCCCTCCAGGGCCAGATCAACAAGCAGTTTGCTCACCTCAAGATCGACCGCGAGATCACGGTTGACGATGACCTCGGGCTGGAGACCTTCGACGCTGCGAAACAGGTTGCCCGCTCGCTCGGGGCGGTCGGCCCGACGATGTCTAAGTTCAAGCGCCATACGATCTCTGAAGGCGCTCAGAGGCTCATCAGGGGCAGGGAGAGGACCGCCGCGGAGAAGATCGCCGGAACGCTCCGCAAGCCCTACAGGGAGGCCCTGAGGAAGCGCTACGCGAAGGGTGCGGGCGAGAAGGCGATCGAACGGGCGATGCCCTACGTCGGCGTCACCGAGCACCCCGCGGGATCGAACTGGGGACCCGAGGTCTCGAAGTTCATCACCTTCACCGGCTATACGGGTCCGGTCTTTTGGTGCGGCTGCTTCGCCTGTTGGGTGGTCGTGAAACTCGGCGGCGCAAACATCCCCTCACGGATTCGGATGGGCTACGCGCCCTACATCACCGAAGACGCGATAGCGGGTCGCAACGGCTTCACCGCAGTCCCAATCTCCAAGGGCAGAGCAGGGGACGTTGTCTGTCTCTGGGGGGGAGAGCACGTCGTGACGCTCAGGGAGGACGTGGAGCCCGGAGCGGCCTACATCAAGACCATCGAGGGGAACACCTCCTCAGGAGACGGGAGCCAGTCAAACGGCGGCTGCGTGGCTCTGAAGGAACGATCGATCGGCGATGTGGACAGGGGTATCGCCGCGCGCCCTGCGTGGACCTGATGTTCCGCAAGCGCCCGCGAGTCCGGATCACCGGCACGCGCCACGCGATCGACGCCACCTCGCAGAAGACCTACGAGATCACCCCCGAGACCTACGCCGGCCCATGGGAGCTACCCGTGGGCACCGTCCTAGCAGTCGTCTACATGCCGAAGGAGAAGTCATGACCCGCTACAACAAGGCTCTCGCAGCCATTGGTACCGCCGTCGTTGCTGTTGGAGTTGCTCTCGGCTTCCACGTCGACACCACCGCCGTGGCCGCCGTTGAGGGTGCCATCTCTTCGATCCTGGTCTTCCTTGTCCCCAACGCAGAATGACCGTCCAGGAGCGCATCGAAGAGATCAAGCAGGAGCTTGACTCCATACCCACGTTCCTCCCTGGCGACTTCTACGGGAGTGACTTCCTGGTCGAGTACACGGATGTTCGCAGCACCTCTGAATTAGAAGGCGAGCTGAAAGGACTGGAAGCGAAATGAATGGGCTGCTTTGGACCATCGTTGGCGTGCTGCTTGTCATCGCCCTGCTGATCTTCATCCTCCGGCGGTGAAGCGCTTCCTCCGATGGCTCTTTGCTCCCATCCTGCGCTGGATAGCCAGGAGAGCGGATTAGCGACCGCTTGGCCTGAGAAAATGGCTGGGTGGGAACGGTTCATCGAGGGAATGCTTCAGAGAACTTGGTCGCCGCGAAGCTCGAGGCCGAAGGCTGGACCGTTGCCTCTCGCCGGCACCGCAAAGGCGGGGGAGACCTTCTCGCCATCCACCCGGTCAAAGGCCATATCCAACTGGTCGAGGTAAAGACCTGTTCTACCCGCGGAGCCGTCTTCGGAGGTGGCTACTTCTCCCGCGAACAGCGCCAGGAGATGCGCGAGACGCCGCTTCCCGAATTCGCCACCCGCTGGTTGGCAAGGGTCCACGGCCCAGTCAAGGAACGCCAGATCGAATGGGTCGGCGCAGACCAGTGGCCAGAAGCCAAAGCCTGAGATAGGCTCACATAGCCCCCCAGCAGGAGGGCGCCCTGCAACCCGTCGTCTCTTCGGAGTCGGCGGGTTTTTTTATGCCCGTTCCAGTTCGCAATGCACAGGCCCACGGTTTTTCAGGACGATGTACCCCGAGTAGTTGACGCCCCAATGGGTGACGGTCCAGCACTGAGTTTCGTAGCCGGGTTCTTCCGGATACCAGGTTGCGGCGATGCAGTCCACGCGGCTTTCGGTCACGCGCTGGCACTTCGACCCCGCCCAGTAAGTGCATTCGCGATCCGATTCGCAGAGGTCACGGGCGAATCTTTCGTTTTCAGCCCGCGCCTTCGGGATCGCGAGATGCCAGACGAACGCCTGGGCGCTGGTTGCAGCAAAGAGCCCGGCGAGAACAAGGACTAGGACGACGACGACGCGTTTCATGGCTTCTCCCCTCCGAAGATTGCGAGGCGCCACCCTAACCGCTAGGGGAACATCTCGGCAACCCCGCTTTGGTCTGCCTGCCCGACCTCAGACGCCGTCAACCTCAGTTTCGGGAGCCATTTGCTTAGATCAGAACAATTTTCTGTTTCCAAGCCTTGACAGAGTTGTTGCAGAGCTTCAGTCTCAGCCTCGGTTTCTAAAGACGTGCGCTCAGCCCCCTTTGGGAGCGCCGGGACAAGGGAGCAGGGAATGACCGCGGAGCAGGAAGCGGAGATACTGACGCTCGCCCTTGAAGCCGTACGGCAAGCGACTAGCTGCGAGAGCCTTTCCGTTTACGCCCATCACGCTCTAGCTGCGACAGGCGATCTCCTAGCTCTTTATGCGCCGACGCCACCGCTGCGAGTAGCTCGACCCGCAGAGCCGCGATCTGGTCTTCGACTCGTTTCAAGCTCGGAGCCTCCTCAGCCTCGCTTAGCTCACCCATGAGGTCGGTGCCGCCCGCGGTCACTCGCTCGATCTCAGGGCCGGCGTAGAGATCCGAGACGGTCGTTTCTAGGACCTCGGCGATTCGTTCGAGGCGTTTTTCGCCGGGCATGTTCTCGCCGCGCTCATAGCGGGACATCTGCGTTCCGCTGAGGTGCTGCGCTACCTGACGAGCTAGGTAGTCCTGCGTCCAGCGCGGGTCCGAGAGCTTTTTCCGCTCGCGTAGCTCGCCGATCCGGGCTCCAACTTTCCGCGCCATATCTGCCATCTGCGCTTGGAACCTAAGGAGCGCGACACGATCTGTCGTGGCTTTTGTCGTGGGCACCTTGTGTCTAGCCGTCATCTGTGCTACAACTATACACACGATGTCGAGACAGCCCGCTAGACAGATCGCCGCCACTATCGGCTCCAACATCAAGGCCGCCCGCGGCGAGACAACCCAGAGAGAACTAGCAATCGCACTGGACGTTCCCAGCATCTACATCTCTCGCTGGGAGCGGGGGCGGGTCAAACCCGACGCCTTGAATCAACAGAAGCTCGCCGAGGTCCTGTTCGAAGGCGACCTCTCCGCCCTTTACCGCGAGCCTGAAACGGAAACGGCCGCGTGAGCCGCCCCCGCCAGTACAGCGGCCCCCCGACCCATACGCCAGCCGGCTTCAAGGGACTGACCCTCCGCCTTGAGGCAAAGGGCAACGTCAAACGCCTTCCTCTCGCACAAGTCAACTGGCTTAAGGAGAAGCGATGAGCACTGCCGCCCCTTACATCGTCGGAGGGCTACTCGTAGTCATCTTCGCCTGCATCGTCCTGCTTGCCCTCTGCCTCGCCCGTATCGCCAAAGACCCCCGGATCTCCATCAACGACGAAATCCGGACTCACCGAGACGCAGAACGCGAGGACGCTTGGGAGGGATTCACCAAGGCACGCAAGCGCTGGGACGACCAGCATGAGGTCGCTTCCTTCTCCACTGAGGCTTCTCCGGAAAGAGTCATTACGACCCGGAGGGCGGCATGAACACCATGGCCGAGGACAACGCTCGGGATATGAAGCGCCTTCGACTCGCCCGGAGTGCTGCCAGCGCCATCCGTGAGGCCGTGATGGCCGAGGTCCCCTGGCCGAAAGACGTTGAGGCTCTCGTCGCCGCGCAAATCAAGCTTGAAGAACGCGCCGAGCACATCGAAGCGGTGTGGAACTGATGGCCGGCTGGAAAAACGGTGTCTATCCATTCGGAGAGGACCCCGGCATGGCGGCCGCGGAGCATCTGAGCAAAACGCTTACTGAGCGTCAGGTGATTGTGCCGTTCCGTTGTGCCTTGCTGGCCAAGAACCTCTCCGCCCCTCAGCAGCTCCTAGAGGCCGCCTCTAACGAAGCACACGGACTGCGGGAGCCCAAAGCTGCTCAAGCACTGGAGGCGGCAGAAGAGGCCATACAGGACGCACGCGACTACTTGATGGGAAGGAAGCGATGAGCGAAGTCTACGAGGTAAAGCACGTCTCCGGCCCCAAGGAATGGCAAGGGTCTCACGGCCCGATGCTCTCCTACAAGCTCGACCTGGATAACAACGGGGTCCTAGAGCGGCAGGTGGAGCTCAACCGGAAGCCGGAGAGTCGCGCCCCTGCGGTCGGCGAACTCCTTGCACTGGACTTGGAGGAAACGAACTACGGCACCAAGGCCAAGCTCGACTTCGACCGCACCAAGGAACTCAGCCAGCCGACCCTCCAAACCGGCTCCCAAGAAACTTCCACGGGTTCCACGGGCGGTTGGCAGCCCGAGAGCGAGAGAGACCCGGAGAGGGCCGCTCGCATCCTTCGGCAGCACTCGCAGGAGATGGCGATTCGCGCCATTGATCTGAAGATCCGCAACGGCGGGAAGCTGGAGAAGGACTTGGACCAAGCCCTCACCGACTGGGCCGACTGGTTCGACCAAGACGTACTCGGCCAGAGTTCTCGTCAGGCGCAGGGTTCATCGGGGTCCACGACCCAGGTAGGCGGCGCGCCTCCCCTCGGCGCCTTCCCTGCGTCTGACCAGGGCTCAGTCGAACACCGTCATATCTGCGAAGCCCTCGATACCGCAGGGCTCACCTACGCGGGCGCTCAGACGTTCGTGGCGGACTGGATGCTCGACCCGGACAAGGGTCTTCCTCCGGAGCGCATCAAGCGAGCTGTCGGGAACCTCGTAGGGCAGGACACCCAGCTTCAGGGAGAAACCCTCCAAGCCCTCAGAGCCGAAGCAGAACGCGCTACCGGGCGGCTTGTGCCGGTGGCTGGCGATGAGGACTTCCAGGACCTTCCACCGGCAAGCGAGCCCATCTTCTAGTCATGTTCCGCCCGCGCACCGAAGACGAGCTCTATGAGGAGCGCGAAGGCAAGCGCTACCCCGCCCCTGAGCCTGACTGGGTTGAGTTCAAGCCGGTAGCTCCCTTCAGCGAGAACGAGCCCTGGGAGACCGCTTACTGGCTCATGTGGGACGACGGGGATGACAACGCCCGCTTCCACGATGGGGGCTACGCGGCGTGAGCAACAAGGCCGAAATCCTTCACGCGCTCGAGGTCGCCGGCAAGCGAGGCATTCACTCCTTCCAGCTTCTCTCAATCACCCCTCGCTACGCAGCTCGAATCCATGAGCTGATCCACCAAGACGGCTACGAGATCTCCTCAGAGCCCGAGAGAGGCGAGGGAGACGCCATAGGCGTTCGTTACAAGCTCGTTGGAAGCAGCGCTGGCAAAGCTGCGGGAGAACCGGTCGAGGCAGTAGCACCCGGCCCGAGTGATGGAGGCCGGCGGCCCCTTGCTACTGCGGCCGCCCACGCCTCCGCCGCCAGCACTGCTTCGAGCGAGAGCGCGGTGCCGATGAACGAATGCACTCCAGGCGAAAGCCCAGGGGCGTTGGGAGAACCCACCGTCGGCACCGCGCAACGCTCGGTCCCTAGCTGCTTTGACCCGGACGTTGAGTGGGAGGCAGCATGATCGAGCCAGAGATTTTCTCTTCTCTCGGAGCAGAAGAGCAGACCTTCACGGCTGAAGTTGAAGAGGCCGAATTGGAGGCTCAGGTTCTCCTGGAACTGGAACTGGAGGGCGATGAATAAACGCTACGCCCGGTAGCCCGGTAGAGAGCGTGGCCCGCTCCGCCCAAGCAGCCAAACACGGGGTTGATATCGCAGACCGCTGAGGTCAAACCCGACCACGGTTCGAGGGGCGACCTTTCCCTCGGCGGAATCGTGTTGCACCGATGAACAGGAAGCCCCGGAGCTGGTGAGCGAGAATCGGCCGAAGTGCGTGGCGGGGTGAGGTGCAAGCGAAGGTGACGCCCACGCAACTCAGCGATGGGAAACCTTCCGTACCTACTGTCTTTCTGAGGCAGTACGGAAGGCTCTGCCCTGCAATCTAGACGATGGAATGTATTTACAGCCCTAGATGTATAGCCCTTAAAGACGTAATGAAGAAACTTACTTACAGCCCTATAGCCCTTAAAGCCTGGTCGGTGATGATGGGTGGAATTGAAGGTCTCTCGAAGAGATGGCCTGAGCCAAGGTTGGCGGATATCCAATCCCTCACTGCTGACGAGTCTTTGGACGACACGATGAAGGCGGCTTGGGAAGCAAGGGAAATCGTCCTTGCTCAGGACCGCGCCCCGAACATCACCGGGCTATTCGCAAAGAAGCTGAGGGAGCTTTCATGACGACCGCTACCCGCGAGCAGTCCCTTGAAGCGCTTGAGCTTGGCAACCGAATCCGCATCCGCCGTGCCAGCCTGAAAAAAGCGATGAAAGCCGGCGACGTGACGCTCTCTCAGGTCATGGAGCAGGACAAGGTCTGGCTCTACGGCATGAAGGTCAAGGACTTGGTTCGAGCAGTGCCGAGGATGGGTGAGAGCCGGGTCATCCATACCCAGCGTGCTTTGAGGATTGGCGACAACGTCGTCCTCCGAGACCTCACCGAGGTACGCAGGGAACAGTTGCTCATCTACTTGCAGCGGACTTTCAAGGTCACGGTCTGATGGCTAAGGAACGCATCTGGCCCGAAGAGACGCTGGCCAAGAAGGAACAGAGGTGCGTGGTCTGCGGAACCTTTGGAGTGGAGCAGTAATGCCACGGGTCAAGGGAATCGAGCGGGAGTGCGCGTGGTGCAGAGAAGTCTTTGTCGCTCTCCATGATCACAAGACGTACACGCAGTTGTTCTGCTCTCGCAAATGCGGCTACGAAGCGAAGCTCGACAAGCGGCCAAGGCTGAAGTGCCGGGTTTGCGGTAAGGAGCTTGCTATTCGACCATCCCGCATGGGGCGAGGCCAGAAATACTGCTCACCGGAGTGCTACCACGCTGATCCAGCAGTTGAGAGGGGGCCGAAAGAAGCGAAGTCGAATGAATGGAGCACTAGCCGGCGAGGCAACGGCAACCCGAACTTCAAGGGCGGTCTCTACGGAAATCGCGCCCGCCGCAGCAAATTCTCGCTGAAGGTAAAGGGCGAGGAATGCTGCCGGGTCTGCGAGACGAACCGAGAACTTCACCTCCATCACATGGTCCCGCGCTCGAAAGCAATCAAGGGGCGCGACGACATCAATAACGGGATGCCGCTCTGCAACTCCTGCCATATGAGCTGGCACCGTCGAGGCATTGCCATCCCCCGCGAGCTTATGACCGAGGTCGAGTGGGAATGCGTCTCCTCCCTCGCCACTCCCGGCTGGCTTGACGAACGCTATCCCGAGACCGGAGCCGAATCCGCTGAACAGGCGCGGCGCTTCATTCGGGAAGAACGGGAAGCCCGAGCATGACCTACGAGAGAGAAAGAGAGGGGGCTGATAGCTAATGGGACCACCTGAGAAGAAGCGAATCTGGTTCTACCGGGCATCCGCGTTGGAGGGGCCGTGGCTCGGTATTCCGGGTTGTCGCCCGCCCGTCTGGTTCGGAGGAGACGAGTGGGGACGCCGCACGATCGTCTTCCAGCTCCCCGGTGTCGGCTGCGCAATCGTCGCTATCGGCCGCGGTTCCACCCACCCTGAGAGGGGTCCCAGTGCCTAGCGAGAGTCAGCAGGTAGAGCAGTGGCCGGAGGCGCACGTAGAGCGTTGCAACGAGTGCCTGAACGTGATCGGCATGAGTGCCGACCGCCCGTGGGATGAACCCTGCGACGAGCACTACAACACGACGCACGAAACCTATGTCCCGCGAGGGCGAGTAGAGGGACTGGTAAAGGCGCTGGAGAAAATCGCCAAGGCCAAATACGCGCCCGACATCACGCTCTCGCGAGTCGCCCGTGCAGCCCTCACCGCCTTCAAGGGAGACCAAGATGCCTGACTTCCCGGTGAAGGATGGAGCGACTTGCGGAGGCTGCGGCGGGCCAGTGAACGCCTTCGGTTGTGTCGCGCACTGCGCCGAGTCTCGCGAGTGGGAAGTCAGGCCGAAGGTCGGAGGCACCGCCGAGGAGAAGCTGGCGCACATCGCTCGCATCGCCGAAATCGAACTCCGCTCGACCCGCCCCGAGTTCGTCGCCCCCGCTGTCATTGCCATTTACGAAATCGCCGCAACGGGAGACCAAGATGCCTAGCGAGCCAGTGAGCAGCTATCTCGACAAGGCGGTCGAGCTAATTGCGAATCGCGACGAAAAGCGCTGGGTGCGCTCACCAAAGGACCCGGCCTACACCTCGCTGCGCGAAGCAATCAGACGCGACCTACAGGACGTGGAGCCGTTCATCCGGGAGCACGAGCGCGCAAGGTTGGTCGAGCACCCGGCCGAGCTGATCGCCCAGGAACTCGAACGCTACGGCTCCATGTCAACGAGCAGGCAGCTTCGCGATTGTTGGAACCGTGCCGCCGATGTTGCACGCCGTTTCTCCGCACAGCCGGTGAGAAATGAGCGTCTGCGTACACGGCTCCCGACTGAGGGAGGACCATACGGTGGCTGAGGTAAGCCTTCCCTCCGGTTACCCCGGGAACGACGACCAGAAGGCCTTGGAAGAAGTGGCGAGTGTGGTCGCGGTGCTTCCGAAGATGGCGATTCGGAGGCTAGCTCAAGGGCCGCTTCCCGGAGAGAGCTGCAAGGCCTGCGCCGTCCTCGGTGGCGACCCTCACCCTGCTTGCCGCTGGCTGCTCGATTGGCACGGCAACACTAACCCCGTCCGCTGCGGAATTCTCTACGGCCTCGCTCTCGCACAGCTCGGCACGACGTGCCCTCCGTTCGACGCTGGGCGGCAGCGTTATGGCAAACATCTCTCCGACGTTTCACCTGAGAGCAAATTCTCCATAACTGATGAGGCTGTCGAGCGGCTGGCGAAGTTCAACTACGCCAAGCACGTCTACGAAAAGGACCACCCAGAGGATTGGGAGGGCGAGTCCGAGGGTCATCGCGGCCTTTGGCTCCGGGGAGCACGCGAGCAACTTGAGGTTGCGGCCGGTACCTCGCATTTCACCCAGCTAGGAGGTTCAGAGGATGGCTGAGATAGAGCGCTACACCGGAGGTCCGGGAGCTTTCCCCGGAGTACTCGTCAAGCATCCGGCTGGTCCCTACGTCCGCTACGACGACCACCGGGCCGCCCTGCAGGCAGTAGAAGGCGAACTGCGTGAAGAGCGGATTAGCCACGGCCAGACGCACGAATACTTCACTCAGGAAGAGGACCGCGCCGAGCAGGCAGAGAAGCAGCTAGAGGAGCTACGAGAGGCGGCTAGGGCCGCCGTTCGCGCAGCCGACGAGCACCCTACTGGCGTTGGTCGCCGCGTCCTCGAAGTTCTCCAACCTGCTCTGGTGTGGACCCAGCCCGATACAGCCTCAGAGGCTCCGAGGTGTGGGGGATGAGCGCGCTACTTCTTTCGGTAGCCGAGCGCGCCGGCAATGATCGCCACGATGAGCGCGTTGGCGCTGACGCCCTGCTTTGCGGCCTCGGCCTGAACGGCTTTGTACAGGTCGCGGGGCATGCGGGTGAGGTGCTTCGCTTGGTCGGCCATAGCGCCCACGATAGCAGAGACGTGCTATACTCCGCGCTATCAACAAACGGGCTCGCGGTGTCTCACCACCCAGCCCTCTACTCACGGAAGGTGATCCGATGAGCAGCAGCACGAAGCGTATAACCCCGGCGTTCACCGACGAGTCGATCCGCGCCACGATCGCTGAGAAGCGCGCAGTGGACCTCCCCGTTCGCTACGACGAAGTCCTTCTGTCAATCCACCCGGACGACCGCCTTGAGGCGACCATGGCTGCCCAGCGGTTCGTGAACATGTCCCCGGATGCGGGCCGCCCGAGCGATGCTCTGCGCGCGGTCGCGAGCGATTACCGCAGGTGGGACGGAGTCGAGTCCCGATGACCAAGGTTCGGGGTCTTCGCTCCAAGCTCCGCACGACGCAGGAATCAGTCTTGCTCGAAATCGCGAGCCGCATCGCGACGATGCCCCAGCTTCCCGACGATGATGCGGCCTTCCTTCGAGACCTCGCAGAGCATGGGTGCAGCGGTGAGGGGGAGCTGCGGCTTCAACTCAGCGCGACCTTCAACCGCTGGGCCGATACGCGATATGCCGAGTCGGTCCCGCTGCACGGCTGCGAAAAGGCAAAGGTCCGGGCGACCGCTGCAGCTTTTAGGAACGCCGCGGATTACGTGCTCGACGCTGAGCTAGCCACCCAGCCCGGGAGCGGTGAGGGGGAGGAGTGCGAGCTAAGCGGTGAGGCAGTCGTTGCGGAGCACAACGCCCAGATCTACGGCACCGAAGAGAAGCCGGCTTGCGAGCGGTGTGGCGACAAAGGCCAAGTCGTCAACGAGCCGCGCAAATCGAGCGGCCACCCCGACGGCCCGCTATCCCCCTGCCCCGATTGTTCCGGAGAGAAGCCGGTCTGCGAGGAGTGCAACGGCACCGGGATTCTCGAAGAAGACGACGAGTATCAGCGACCCGTTGACCGCATCTGCTGGGCCTGCGGAGAGAAGCCGGTCGAGAGCGAGGAGGGGAAGCGATGAAGAGACTGCGCGCTCTGTGGTTCGGGCTCTGGTTCGGGCGCCTGCCGTGCAGGACGTGCGGTCGCCCCTGTGTTGGCTACTCGTTCTACTGCCGGCGCCACACCGACGAGATCCTGGAGGGGAAGGGAGGCTCCGATGGCTGACGACCGAATTGAGTGGCTGCTACGCCAAGGGAACGCCGAGATTGCCAAACGGGAAGCCCTAGAAGACCGTCTGCGGGCTGAGGTGGAGCTACTGGACGACCTTTGCTGTCTCTACATACGAGACGAGGGCGACGCGGCGCAGCTTCTCGCTGATGCCTCCGACCGCCTGCAAGCCATCCTGGAGGACCCACATGCCAGTGAGTGAGCTGCCAGCTAAGAAACGGAAGCCGGACTACGCCGTCGATCCGGAGACGGGCTGCTGGATCTGGCTGAAGTCCTTGGTAACCGGAGGGTATGGGCGAATCTGCACGACCGGAGGTGGCTACCTGCGAGCGCACCGCGTCTACTACGAACACCACGTTGGTCCGATCCCGAGAGGGCACGAGGTCCACCACCGCTGCGAAAACAGGCTCTGTGTCAACCCGGAGCACCTAGAAGCCCTGTCGAAAGAGGACCACATCAGCAGCCATGGTGCGTCTCCGCATCTCGGCGTCAGCTGGGAAGGCTCCATCGGGAAGTACTCGGCATGGGTCAAACGCAACGGCAAGCGTCAGCTCTTGGGCCGGTTCAAAGCCGAGAGCGAAGCAGTCGTCGCCATCGAGGAGGCCGGTGGTTACCGTGGCTGAAATCTCGGATGAGCAAGTAGGAGCCGCGACTTACGAGCTTCTCAAGTACTTGCCGGCGGTTGAGCCCGCCTGGGTGCGCCTCGCCCTCGAAGCCGCCCACAAAGTAGAAGGACAGGGGCCGGGTCTCATGACCCCGGAGGAGAGGGTCGCTCAGCTCGAAGCCGCTATCCCGGGATGGCGGAAGCGCGTCGAGGAGTTGACCCAGCAGGTAATCGAAGGAGAAGGAGCGCTTAGAGAGCTGCTTCGGTTCTGCGAAGACGAGAAACCGCACGAAGGGCTGGCGAACGAGACGGACGAAGGCGCGCTCGCTGCTTACGAGAGCGTGATTGCTCACATCTGCTCCCAACTGAACGAGGAGACCTGAGATGGATACGAGCGAGCGAGAGAAGCTGGGCGAGAACGGGAGGGAAGCTGCTTCGCTTGGGCATCGCAGCCCTAGGGCCAGCGGTGCGCGGGACAACCCGCCAGCGGTCCCTCCCGTTGTCATCCAGGCATCCGAGCGGCCCGGCTACGTGAAGCTGAAAGGTCCAGGCGAGCCGGAGTGGCGCAAGTACCTCGTCACCCGCGCTCAAGCCGATGAAGTAGCTGAGGCTTTCGGCGTTCCGCTGGTTGAGGAGGACTCATGACCCAAGAGAGGGAGTGGGTCGTTCAGCCTTGGCACGACGAAGGCGAGGGCTACGCCGACGAACCGAGCACGCCCGGCCTTGTTGTCGCTGCTGGCAGCGAGCAGGCGATGGAGGAGTTCACGCGCCTCTACGGCGACTTCCGAGGCATGTACTGGCTCGAGGTCCGAAGTGCTGAGGAGTGCGAGACCTCCCGCGAAGGGCGCCGTCTCCTGCGAGCCGCGCGCGACCAATTCGCCTCTCTTTCCACCCAGCCTCAAGAGGATTCAGACCCTTGAAGGGGATAGAGAGACAGCTCGAGGAAGCGATTCTCTCGATTGAGGAGGTCGCCGAATGCACGCCCTGGAGCAAGTCCACGCTCTACCGAATCGCCCCTCAGCCCGATAGCCCCTTCCACAAGCTCGGAGGCCGCTGGGTGACCACGCAGGCCGCTCTTGTCGCCTGGGTTGAAAGCGGGCCAAAGCCGCGACGAGCGAAAGCCGAGTCCCCGATGCCTAGACCCCGCTCCCGCCGGCAAAGTAGCTTCGGCGCCAAAGTCCTTCAATTTGAAAGGAGCGCCTGATGGCGTCAATCCACCCGACGAGGCACGGGACCTACGAGGTCAAGTGGCGGGAGAACAAGAAGCCGAAGTCCAAGAGCTGCAAGACGAAGTCAGAGGCGCAGTCGCTCAAGGTTGAGGTCGAGCGCCGACTAGCAGCGGGGAGGGGATTCGTCCGGGGCCAGGATGCGCCGACGCTGGAGATCTTCTCCGCTCAGTGGCTCGCGGGACGAAACGACCTCGAAGCTTCGACGCGCGCCAAGTATCAGGAGTGGCTGGAAGTTCACATCCTCCCCGAGCTAGGGCATCTCTCAGTTGCTGAACTGAAGCCTCGGCGTTTGCAGGAATGGCAAGACCAGAGGCTTGCAGAAGGCGCAGGGCCGGCGGTTCTAGGCAAGGCCCAATCCCTTCTCTCGCAGATCCTCAAACGAGCCGTTCTCCCGTATGAATATCTCGATGTAAACCCAGCCCTAGCCCTTGGGCGCCCGAGCTACCGCAAGCGCGATCATCGCTGGCTCACGGCAGCCGAGGTAGAGGCGCTCCGGGTCTGGTTTCTTGAGCGAGAGGACATCGGCTCAGCCACGCTGATTTCGGTGCTTGGCTACGTAGGAATTCGCCCGCAGGACGCCCTCGCTCTGGAGTGGACCCACGTCGGAGAGCGCCTGACGATCATCCAGAAGAACTCAGGAGGAGAGATTCGCCCTGGATCTAAGACCGGAGACCGATATAAGCGGACGGTCTACCTTCCCGAGCCCGTGAGCGGCGATCTAAGCGCCTGGGAAGACACCGCGCTTACGTCTGGACTCGTCTTCGGCAAGAGAGACGGCCGGCCTTGGACGAAGAACGATTGGGACAACTGGCGCTCTCGAATCCGGCCGGACGGATCGCGGGGCTACAGCTTCAAGCAGGCCGCCGAAGATGTGGGGCTCGGTTCGACGCTAAAGCCTTACGACCTCCGCCACACCTGCGCGACCCTCTGCGCCGCCGCCGGCTGGAATCACATCGAGATAGCCCAGCAGCTCGGTCACTCCCCGCAGGAGTCCATGCGGACCTATCAGCACCTCATCGACTCCAACCCCGCAGAGCGCCGAAGCATCGAGGACTACATCGCAGAGGCTCGGGGTGTTCGGGATCTGTTCGGAGCGGAGGCGCAATGAGCGCGAGCAAAGCGTTAGATTTGGCTCTGCGCGGACGTAGCTCAGCTGGTAGAGCGCGAGCTTCCCAAGCTCGATCCGCTGAGAATCCAGGCGAACAGAGGCGAAGCAATGCGCCCTCTCAAGCCAAACGACCTCGCCCGCGTCCCCCTCGCTGGCCTGCGTTTCTCCCTGATTGTCAGCCAGATGTTCGGAATCTGTTCGGGATTCGGAGGGCAGCCCAGTGACGCAGCCAATCGTTAAGTCTCTGAAAGCGGTGGCGCGCCAGATCTATACGTCAGCGTGGTTGGAGAGCAAGGGCCTGCCCGAAGCCGAGATCGGGATCTTTGACGAGGGTGATGGACCGTGGTTCGTTCTCAAGGCTCGCTCCAAGTGCCGCTATTTCTTCCAAGCCTTCCCGGGCCTGCCGAAGGAAGCGAGGTTCTTGGCGGAGACGATGGACGGGATCGCCCTCTATCTCATCGAACAGGCCCATCAATGGCCCGATGTGCCAAAGAAGAACCGCGTCCACGAAATCAGCCCGGGCCGGTTCTATCTCCCGGGTATCACGCCTTGGCCGGACAACCACGCTCGAAAGGAGCCAAAGTGAGCCACATCGTTGACGCCCTGCTCTACCTGACCTTGGAGGAGCCCCGGGCACTTGCCGTGCTCAATCGAAGCATGGAAAGGCACGACGAGGAGCGCCAGCAGCACTTCCACAAGGTCGAGATGGACCCGCCGGGGAGCAAGGTCTTCTGCGGGGAAGTCTGGGCTGGCGCGTTCAACCATTGGCTTTCCAGCGATATTGAGCGGCTTGTTGCTGGAGCACCGTGGAAGGTCCCTGAGCGCGTGATCCTCATTGTGGACCCCTATGACTCCGACGAAGACCCCCGAGCCTCAACCGCCCACGAACTCCAAGTAGGCGCGATGAACAAAGCACGCCGATGAACCTCAAGCCCAAAGAGCGAGGCGCGATAGTCCGAGGCGAGTTCCCGACGATCGTGCGTCCCCATAGCCCCGCTGGCTGCCCCTTCAAGGTCGGCGAAATTCTCCCCGTCCGTCAGCAGAAAGTCCAAGGCGGCCGAGTGCCGATCATCTCGATCCGCATCACCGGGAAGCATCGCAAGGACCCGAAGCACTGGGAAGCCCTCTACGCCGTTAAAGACGATCGCGGCCTCTACATGGCAAAAGGGGCCGGCTACACCCGCTCAGCAGCCTCCTCGCTCGACTGGCAAGCCCCTGTGCTCGACCCTGACGCATGTACTCGCTACGCAATCGAAAGCAGGCTCTCAATGGCAGAAAGCAACGAACGAAGCATCGAAGCTGAGCACGCCCAGGAGAGAGCGGCACGCTCCGAACTCACCGAGACGCTGAAGACCATGAAGCCCGAGGCGCGCAACGAATGGCTGGGCGAGTTCAAGCGTCTCTGCGAAAAGGCCAAAAGTTCGTCCGAGACGCCGGTCTAGACTTCCCGCAGGCCCACTGGCGAATACAAATCGCTGGAGCCCTGAACCTCAGCCGCAGCATGCCCTAACGGCCTCGGCGATGAATCATGCAGACGAAACTCGCAGTAGCCCAGCCAATCGAAACGCACCCTCGCTACGGAGAGACGCCCGAGCGCTTTCCAGAGGGCCGGCGCTGCTCTACCTGCCGCAAGGAACTGAGCGTCTACAACGGTTCAAAGCGCTGCTTCGCCTGCATCAAGGCAAGGGATGAGGAATTCGTCTTCGGAACCGTCTCGTTCGCCGAGCTCCTTGAGGAAGCGCCATGAGCGAAGAGACCCTAGAACAGCGAATCGTGCTCTACACGCAAGGCGGCACCAAGAAGGTCTACGACTCCGCCTACACCCAGGAACAGATCCGAGAGGTCTTGAGCAACTGCAAGCTGAACCACAAGGGCTCTGTCCCTACTTCGGTTCTGGCTTCTAAGTTTGGTGGGAGGCTTACGGCATGACGCGCTTCTGCCGCTCCTCAGGGATGCCCAAGCCCACCGCAGGCTGTGACTGCTCGGCGTGCTCTCGCCCCAACCCCTTCCCGCCCGAGTCCGCGATGCACGCCTTTCGGGAATTGACCTCCCTCGATGACCACAACGCCTCCATCATGGAGCAAGCAGCCGAGCGAGCCTGGAACGAAGCCCTAGCGACTAAGAGAGCGCAGAAGTGATGAGCCGTGAGTATTGGGAATGCGGAGCAGGCGAGTTCCACGAACACCTAAGGCGCTTGAGCGACCTCCGTGCGTCCCTCGACCGCCCACCCTTCACTGAAGACCCTGAGTTGCGAAAGGACTTCGAGTACTTCATCGCCGCCGAAGAGCGCGACGCTCAGCGTGGCCTTAAGCCCCCTGGAATCGCCTACTGCTCTCCGGAGCAGCCATGACCGCAGTACAGAAGCGCCCTAGGCGATACACGGATGAAGAAGTCCTCAAGGGTCTCGCCATCTACGCGCTCATGTCAGGCGCTGCGGCGAAGGTCGAGCCGATGCTTCAGGAACAAGGGCTCGGCCACGTCCCCCTAGACACTGTCCGCGAGTGGGCCTATCGATCTCGCCGCGAGGACTATCAGCGCGTCAAAGGCGAAGTGGACCAGCATGTGCGCGCCCGTCTCGCCGACACGCATCTCTCCCTCGCTCACGCCGCATCAGAGCTAGAGGCCAAGGCTGTCACCCAGCTCCACAACAGGCTCGACGAAGAGCAGCTAGACGCCAAGGATCTAGCGAACATCCTGAAGTCAGCAGCCATAGCTGGCGGAGTGCATACGGATAAGAGCCAGGTGCTCGCAGGCAAGCCCACGTCAATCGTGCATAACGACTTCGGGAACCTCAAGCGTGCACTGGAACAGCGTGGGATTGGCTTAGTGCTGCCAGATAAGGCTGGCGTAGGTGAGGAAGCTGTAGATGCTTTAGGTGTGGGCTCAGGGACTGGCGCTGTAACTGGCGCTGTACCGCCCGAGACAGACGCGCACAGAACCTAAACGCACGCACGTACGACAGCGACCTCGAGCCCTTCAAGCTCGCGCTCACCAACCAGATGCGTTGCATCTCTTTGGCTTGTTCAAGCCCTTTGCCTAGCGCCTGCGTCACTGAGCGCGTCACAGCCCGAACGAATCGCGAACACGGGAAGGCCGCAAGGCCCTAAAAGGAATTCGTTCGAGGGGGGGAGGAGGGGCCGGACTCTCGCGGCTGCGCTTGTACTCATATACCTCGCTGAACCACAAACTCAGAAACAAATGCGCCTGTCATACAGCCCTGTCATACAAGGAAGAAATGAAGCCTGTAATACAGATGCGAGTAGAGCCTGAGGAGAAAGCGCGTCTTCTGGCTGAAGCGAAAGCTGAGGGGATCAGCCTCTCCGACCTCCTGCGCCACCGTTGTCTCCGGGACTCTGCGCATCGCGCGCAGCCGGTAGTCACCAGAACGGCAGAAGCACCACGTGTAGCGCCCGAGCCCCTCTCATCCGACTTCCGCCAGCGCGTCAACCACTTCAAGTACTCGGAGGGCATGACCACAAAGAGGGCGGAAGCAGCCGCTCGCGAGGAGGCAGCGTAGTGCCAGCGAAACGACAGCCCGTCAAGTTGTATCCGCTTCCCCAGCCTCACCGGGAACCTAAGCCGACCCTTGGAGCGAAGGGACCCAAGCTGCTCGCCCGAGGCAACCCGACCTATCGTGGCGAGGAACTGCCGGACTACCCGCCTCACGGCTACAACGGCACCAAACATCATCCCGCCACGCCGCTATCGCCGAGCGAAGAACGCGAACAGCGGAAGCGGGAACGCGAAAGGCAGCGTGAACGGGAACGTTTCCCAGGCGGCGGCTACAACTTCAACGGCGGCCCAACGAAAGCCTGATGCCCTACAAGTCCGCCAAGCAGCGCGCCTACCTGCATATCCATGAGCCAGCTTTGGCAAAGCGCTGGGACCGCGAGTACGGCGGCAAGGCAGTCCCCAACGTCCAGCGGGTGCGTCCTAAGAAACGGAAAGCGAGGAAGGCATGAAGGTCCGCCGCCAGACTCGGACGGTTCGCCCGGCGTGGCAGCGCTTCGAGCACCGCTACGACCAAGAACGGCCGATCTCTTCGGGTCTGATCGACAACGCCGGGCCGAAGCGCGCATCCAACATTTTGCGAGAAGGCGACTGGAAACCCAAACGCAATCTCACGGGCGGTCAGGTCATCTGGTACCCGCCCAGCACCTACGACTCGACCCTTAGTTAGATGGCAGCTAGGACCGGCCACACGACCTATGTCCCTGGGAAGGGTGCGACCACCGTCAAGGAAAAGGTCCAGCCCTCGGGGAAGGTCGAAGTCAAGAAGACCTTCCAGGGGAAAGGACCGGCACCTGCCGGGGCGGTGAAGCAGCCGGAAGTCACCGCCGAAACCGCGCCGACCGTCACCGTCTCCCCTACGGGAAAAGTCTCGACCTCGGGGTTTCGTAAGGAAAGAGCCGCCAAGGCCGCTGTGAGGCAGCAGAAGCGCTCTGAGAGGCGAGTAAAGCAGATCGTTAGGACCGTAAAGCGGCAGAGAGCCGAAGCGCCTCCGAAGCTCCCTAAAGCCCCCACGGTGAAGCCGGTCGAGCTACCGAAACCACCTTCCTACAAGCCTCCGAAGTTCCAGGGCAAACCAACCGCCGGTACTCCGACCCTTGGAGAACTTCGGACCGCCAAACAGGCTGGGGCTCTGAAGGTGAATAAAGCGGGGGCAGTGACGACTCCAGCGGTTCGGCAGGCCTCAAGGGCCGTGAAGCAGGCCCGCAGGGTCGTCGCCAAGACCACGGGCGTCACCGGGCCTCTTACGCCTTCGCAGAAGAAGATCGCGAAGCTTGTCTCCAAGGAAACGGGCGGCGTCCTGAAGCCCCGCACCGTCGCCACCCAGGAGCTTCAGGAGATGAGCGGCGAGCATGCAGCGCAGCGGGACGCCGAAAGGAACTTCAACACCCTGAATATCGGCTACTTCGACTCTGGCCCAGGCGAGCTGACGCAGGACCCGACTTGGAGCAACCCGAGGTCCGCGGCGAAGGCAACGGCTGAATTCTTCAAGGGCCAGAAATACGGCCCTTCCGAGGGCATCAAGGCGATCCTCCCCCAAGCTAAGGGGAAATCGGTCGCCGAGCAGTTGGAGATCATTGGCAACTCGGGATGGGCTACGAGCGACTATGCCCCCGCCCTGGCCGCCACCTCCGAGCTTGTCGGGGAAAAGCGGAACCCCAAGGCCAAGGCCCAGCTCAAACAGGCCGTCAAAGAGGCTCAGAAGCTCGGCCTTCGTCCGGGCCGCTCGGCGGGCGACGTAGCCCCGGGGGGTGCAAGGACGGTCAAAGTCCGCGCCGACGCCAAGGGCATGGTCAAGTGGGCCGAGTCGGCTCTTGGCACTCAAGAGGGAACGCCGAAAGTCGAACGCTGGGCCGCGCGCTTTGCCCTCGGAGACTCCAATACCACCCCCTGGTGCGCGAACTTCGTCTCCAACGGATTGATCCGGCGTGGCTTTTCCGACACCGAATTGCCCGCGAACCCGAACTTCACCGGCACCTCCTCTCCTGGCTATCAGACCTGGGGCGAAGAAGGGAAGTACGCGACGATTGTCTCGGGCGGACTCGCCGATGCAAAGCCAGGGGATCTTCTGACCTTTGGCGACGGGGGCAACCGCCACATCGGCGTCTACGTCGGTAACGGTGAATACATCTCTGGCAACTCCTCCGACGCGGTCAACCGCAACCCCGTCGATTCCGACCTCTGGGGAGTAATCCGGCCGAAGTACAAAGGCGGCTGGATCAAGGTCAAGGAAACCGCCCCTCTTCCGGGCTCTACCAGCCCCACTGCAACCCCCTCGACCTCTACGGCGCCAGCCTCGGTCGGTCTCGTCGCGGCCCCAAGCACCGGAACTGCGAAGGAAGGAAAGCAGGGCAAAGTCCAACGGCGTCGGGATCTAACGGTGCGCCAGGAACGAAACCAACGGATTAAGAAGCTGCGTTCGCTCGGCGCCAATGTTCGCCAACCCGGCCAAGAACCGAAGGCGACCAAGGGGAACCCGCTAAGGACCTCCCTCGCCGCCCTAGAAGCCAAGTACGGCAAACCCGCCGTCTGAGCCATGACCGAGCTAGCTCCCGGCCTCTCAATCGAGGTCGATGATCCCGCCATCCTCGAAGACCCAGAGGTCAAGAAGCTTCTCCAGGAAGCGGTTGAATCCCTCGACCGCAACCCCCTGCAGCGGTATTTCCCCCACGGCAAGCAGAGGCCTTTCCACGAAAACCCGCTGAAGTGCCGCGTCTACTTGGGAGGAACCAGAGCGGGGAAGTCCACCGCAGGGGTCTGCGATGACCTGATCCAGCTCTGCGACCGCGAGATCGTCCCCGAGCACCTCCTGCCCTGGAAGATCTGGGAGCCCCCCTTTCTTTGCAGGATCGTCACCCCGGACTACGGGCACTCCTTCGCCTCGGTCTTAGAGACCTTCCGCAAATGGACCCCTGAAAGCCAACTGAAAGGGGGGTCCTGGGAAAAGGCATTCCGCGAGAAGGACCACATCCTCCACTTCGCCAACGGCTCCCTCGTTGATTTCTTGACGCTCGAACAGGAGGTCAACAAGTTCGGCGGCGTCACCCGCCACAGGATTCACTACGACGAGGAACCCAAAGGGGACAAGGGCGAGGAAATCCGCTGGCAGGGAGCGATGCGCCTGGCTGAGGTAAACGGCGACGAACTCTTCACCTACTCGCCGATCCACGGCCTCGGTTGGACCCACGACGAGTTCGAGGACAAAAAGGGACCCGAAGTAGCTAAGGAAGTCTGGCTGAATGAGGAACTGATCGTCGTCCGGGCTTCGATCTACGACAACCCCCACCTCTCCAAAGAGGGCATCGCCTCAGCCCTGGAGAAAATCCCCGAGGCGGTCCGGGCGTCCTACGAATCGGGCAACTACACCCACTTCAAGGGTCTTGTCTATCCAGACTTCGATCCCGAGATCCACGTCATCGATGAGAAAGAGATTGACGAGGATTTCGTCAAGGGGCTCGAACAGATCGACGGCATCGACCCCGGCTACAAGACCACCGCTGTTCTTTTCGCCGGCTGGGACCGAGACAACGTCCTAACGATCTACGACGAGCTTGGAAGACACGGCACGCCCGCCACGATCCCCGAGAATGTCGCCGAGGACATCCGCGCCACCCGAAATAGATGGGGACTGCCGGAGCGTCCGAAGTACTGCCTCATCGACCCGGCCGGCCGCTCCCATGAGCTGACCTCTGGGGAGCGAGTGGACTGGGCCTATAAACGGGCCGGGATCAAAGTCCTCCCCGCTCAGAACGAGCGTGAATCCGGTGTCTTCGAGGTGATGCGCCGGATGGAGCACCGCGACGAGGACGGCGAGCCTTTTCCCCTCCTCCGCATCTCCTCTCGCTGCAAGGAACTCCTCCGCGAGATCCCCCGCTACCGCCTGAACCCCAAAGAGGACGGGACCTTTGACGTGGTCAAGAAGGACGACCACTTCGTAGATGTCATGCGCTACCTCGCCATGGCACGTCCCACGGCTCCAAGCCGCCGCACTAAGCCAAACCGCGTAGCACCTCAGCGCTGGGTTCCCGGCACCGCCCCGGCCTTCAAACCCTCCAAGCCCAGAGAACAGACCGTCATGGGTCGCTACAGCTAAGGAGCTTCATGAAGTCCCGAATCTCAATCGTTGAAAAGCCACTCACCAAGGCTCCAAAGAAGTGCCTGGTAACCGGACGAGCCGATGGGCGGATCGTGGACTTCGGGACTGATTGCATGGTCCCCGGTCCCGAACCCCACATCTACATCAAATCCGAGGTGGTCGAAGAGGCCGCGGTGCTTCTCGACATGGTCCCCAAGAGCGACGTGGAAGAGATGCATCAGCGTCTCGCCGAAATGGAGTCGGAGCTTCAGTCGCTAAGTGCGATCGCCAAACCACTTCAAGCAATAGAAGAAGCTGAAACCGAGTTGAAGGAGGCCGTTGATGCCAGTCTTGTCGCTTAACGTAGGAGAGACGCTGCCTCTTTCGGGGCGAGTCGATTCCGTGGAGGTTCAGGTAGGCCAGGTGCTCGTCACCGACACCTCCGCCGATCCGCCCGTCTCAGATCTCGTAGACGCTGCGTCAGACGATACGGACGCCGTAGTCCACGACTGCGCGGGCTCCCCGTCGATCGTCCTGCATTCCGTCACCGGCTCCTCGGTCAACATCACGTACGTCCTCGACACCGCCACTGCCCCGACTCGCTCGGAGATCAGCAAGGGCATCAGCCACCGGGCAGAGAGAGGCGACTCCGGAGGAAACACCGGCTCCTATGAGTCGCGCACCGTTGAGGAGCTTCAGGAGCTTGCCAAGGACCGCAAGGTCAAGGGCCGCTCGGGCATGACCAAGGATGAGCTGATCGACGCGCTGAGGGCTGGCTGATGCCGAGCGCGGCCAAGCTGGCGAAGGAGACTTTGCGTTACGCCCGCATCAACGCGACGACGGAAGGCGGGGAAAACACGATCGTCGCAGCGGTTGAAGGCCGCAAGATCATCCCGGTCGGCTACGTCTTCACGCCCACCGCAGAAGGTACGGTCGAATTCAAAACCTCATCGGCCACGCACGCGAGCTTCAACTGCGCCAAACAAGGCGGCGTGTCCTACGCGGGCGGTCCCGAGTCTCCCGCCTTCGAATGCGCCGAAGGGAAAGCCCTCGTCCTCGTCACGCCTGCGGCCACCAAAGTCTTCGGCCATCTCACCTACGTCCTGACCTAGATGCCGACCTACGTGACCAAAGCTGAACTGGCCGAAGCCAAGAAGGCCCTGAACGAACGCATCACCTCTCAGGGCATGCGGATTCTCGCCTGCGAAACGCGGCTCGATGCGCTTGAAAAGCGAGTCGGCGACTTGGAGACGCAACCCGAAGAACCTCCGGCTGAAGAACCGCCCACCGAACCGGCTGACGGAAAAGTCCTGTTCGTAGACAAGTTCAAGTCCCTCCCGCAGGCCCATAAATCGGGCGGAGGGTGGTACAACCAGTCGAACCCTGAACGGAGCAAAGTCGTTACTAACGGCGCTCGCTTTGAAATCCGGCAGGGGGACGTTGAGAGCGATACCAAGCTGGAGATGGCTGAGCTTTCAGGCCAGAACTACTCCGCCGGCTCCAACCTCTGGATTTGTCATGAGTTCATGTGGCCCACCGACGACTCGGCGAATCCTTCATGGGAAACCGTCCATGAGTGGCACGACGCCGATAACAACGGCTTGGACGGCGCTTCCTACTCACCCGCGGTAGCGCTATTCCGCTATAACGGCCAGCTCTCATTCCGCAACGGAAAGGGAAGCCCGAGCTACTGGAGCGGTCCTCAGGTCACGAAGGGCACGTGGAACCAGCTTCTTTATCGCGTCCTCTTCGATACGAAAGCTGGAGAAATAGAGGCGTACTGGAATGGCCAGCTCGTCGCTGACTTCAAGGGCCTCACCACGAATACCGGCAAGTCCTATCTAAAGCTGGGCTGCTATAGGGCTCGGGGCTCGAGCGGAACCAGCGCGACCGAACACCGCAAGTTCGCAGTGGCGACCTCAAGGGCCGCCGCCCTCGCGGCGTAGCGCATGGCGGAATTCTTCAAAGGGGACTGGTCTACCGGGGACAAGAGCCAGTACCAGATCGAACAGGCCCCGCCCGAAGAACACGTTCCACCCTCGGCAGGTAGCACCAGCGTCGTAGTTGCGAAAAACGCTTCGACGATCTTCCCCGGCTCAGGTCTCGAATACACCTGTAAGCACATCTACAAACCGGGTGACGCGCAGGTTCCAGCCGGCGCCGGGCAGCGGGCTGAGCTGCAGCGCCCAAGTCCCTTCATCGAACCGGGTTCCCATGTCTGGATCGATGAATGGATTCGCATCGAAAAAAAGCTCGAACCGTACATGGTGGTTCGTCAGTTCCACGAAGAGGAAGAACCAACTGGCGTCGCGGTGGGGCTCTATCTCGAAGGAACCGAACTCAAGCTCAAGGCGGGAGTGGGATCAAGTTGGTGGATCTCCCCGCATGAACTCGACGTTCCCTTCCACGTCAAAATCCACATTTACGTCCACCACTCCGAAGGCATCATCGAAGTCTGGAAAAACGGCGTCAAACAGACCCTCCAGAACGGCCTTCAGAAATACGAAGGACAGAACACTCTTGATGCTTCCAGCGTTGCCGTTGGCAAAACGGCCAAAAAAGTCTACGACAAGGTCGGGCTTCTCGGGTCCAAAGAAGGGACCGGCGAAGGCGTCGTCTACCACGGCGGTACTCGCCTCTTCGACTCAGACCCAGGAGAACTCAAACCCGTGGGCCTAGAACTCTGGCCGACCTTCGACACCGCGGCGATGGCGCTATCTGATCCCGGCGCGGAGGCGACCACCGCGACTGGATGGACGGTAGGGGAAAACGACCCCGCATCCGTCCCCTACAAGACGATGGGTACCGGGGAAGAGAGGGGAGCGACCGGCTGGGGAGGCACCCCGCTTCCCAACGCCAATCCCGGCGTGGCTTCCAGCGACACGCTTTGGTCCGCCGAAAAACTTACGAAAACCTTCAAAGCAGAAGCTTGGACTCTCGTCCTCAAGGCAATTGCGGTCACGCTCGGGGGCACCCAGGACGGCAAAGCACGGGTCCGGCTCTGGAAGTCCCCGGACAAAGTCGCCTTTACCGCCTTGACCGAAGCCGTTGCTCTCTCCACGGTCACGGACCTCGCCACCGGGGCTTCGCAAAAAACGGAAGGCACCCTCTCCCCCGGAGCCTTCTCACTCTCTAACGAATACCTAGGTCTTCAGATCGCCTGGCAGATCACCGGTAAAGCCACGGGTGCAACCAGCGACGTTCTCTTCCGCAAAGGCTCTGAAGTAAAGCTGGTCTCAGCCCAAGAAGAAGCAGTTGTATCGGGTCCACCGATCGGCTCCCTCGCTCTGATGGGGGTGGGTAGATGACCTTCGTCGCCCTAGCTCTTATCGCTTACTGCGTCTACCGCGAGCTGACGTGGAGAAGCGAGCGCAAGGAACTCCTCCAGCGTCTCCAGGCGCCCCATCAGGCGATAGCCGAAGCTACCCCTAAGCCGAAGCGCAAGACCCCTCCGCCTATCCCGGTGGACAGCGACGAGGCATGGAAGGAATTGAACGAGAGCCGTGGCTAGCTTGCTGAACAAAGTCGGAGATGCGGTGGAGACGGGGCTCGAAAAGCTGAACCCGGCCAAGCCGCAGGAGACCCCTCCTGACGTCAAGAAACGGCTGAAGCGAGGCAAGGACCGGCTCCGTCAGCTCTCCGCCCGTAGGCGGGAGTCAATCGAATTCGCCAACAACAACCACTTCGTCAATCTCAACGCGGACTCGACGAAGCTGGTTGCGCAGAGCCTCATAGCGATCTCCGAGGGAGGAGACAAGCCCGACCACAGGGTCAGGCGCTCCCATGACCTGATCGGCCCGATCGTCAAGAAAAAAATCTCCGCCGCCACCCAGCGCGTCCCGAGCTATGAAGTCATCGCAGCGACTCCGGACCCCGAAGACTTCGCCGCCGCCAAGGTCGCTGAAAACGTAGCTCTCGCCGGTTACGAAATCTGGCACCTGAAACGAGCCGCCAAAAAGCTCGTCTGGAACGCGCTGGTCACTGAGGAAGCCTTCATCATGCCCCGTTGGGATTCTTCGGTCGGTCCCTTCATCGACGTATCGAGGCACCCCCTCGCCGACGCGGAGCCGGAGTACACCGAGGCGACGATTGACCCCGAGACCGGCGAGGAAGTCCCCGGCCAGGAAATCCCGAATCCCTACGCCGGCCAGCCAGACCCAGAGAATCCCCAATGGGTCGGCATGGGGGAGATCGACGTATCGGTCTGGGGAGGCTTGGAGGTTCTCTGGGAGCCCGGCGTCGAATTCGAGAAGTCGCGCTGGTACGCGATCGAATCCGCCCGCCCCTGCGACGTGGTCGAAGAGGAAGAAGGCTTCATCGGCGGCGATGACTTGAAGCTTCGGCCCGACGCCGAAACCTCAAACGTCTCCGGCCCCAAGCCGACCAAGAATGGCCAGAACCTCGTCATGGTCACCGAATACCTCGAGCGTCCGTGCCCCAAGTGGCCGCAGGGACGGCGGCTGATCTTCGCCAACGATCGCGAAATCTTCCCGGCCGACAGCTACCCACTTACGGATCATAAGGGCCGAGTCGTAGACGCGCCCTGCATTCACCGCCTCTCCTACGCGATCGACGGTTCCTCAGACCGCGACAAAGGCTTGGTCCCCTCGCTGATCGACGCGATGCGCTCCTACGACATGTCGATCAACAAGGTCGCGGAGTGGATTCAGATCATGCTCGTCCCCCAGTGGGCCGCACCGGAGGGATCGATCCTCACCCCACCCAGCGACGAGCCAGGATTGGTCATTGAGTACGACGTGACGAACGCGGCTGGAGCTCAACCAACCCCACGCGCAATCGAGAACGTCCCGCCCGAGCTCTTCACCTGGCAGGAACGCTCCAAAGCCGAGCTGGGGGAAATCTCCTTCGACTCCCAGGCCCCGACCGGGATCGAATCCGCCAAAGGCCTTACCGCTTACGCCGAACAGGCGCAGCTTGCCTGGCAGGACTTCATCTACGACCTCGCTGAGGTTCACGCGCGGGTGATGCGCGACTGCCTGACGATCGTCCAGAACAAGTACTCCGAAGAACGGATGATCCAGTTCCGGGGCTCAACTGGCTGGGAGAACATCCTCGACTTTCGTGGAGCTGACATCCGGAACCAGACCGACGTCCGTGTCTCTCCCGGCTCCCTCGAACCGCGCACCCGCGCCTCGATCGAAAGCCGCATCGCCCAGATCAACAACATGTTCCCCGGCTACTTCCCACCGCCGGTCGTGATCTCGGCGATGAACTCGGCCAACCCGGACAAGCTGATCGAAAGCTACGAAAAGGACGAAGCCCGAGCCCACCGGATCATCAGCATGATCAAAACGGGCGAGATCTGGAACCTCCCCCCGAGACCAGTCATGCCGGGCGAGGAAGCAGGCCCGGAACTCAATCCCGAAACCGGGGAACCGATCTGGGAAATACCTCCCCGCGAAGCAGTCTTCAGCCAGCCTGCGATCAACGAACTGGGCGAAGAACTGCCGCCCGAAGAAATCGAGCCTGCCTTCCCCGGCAAACCGGTGATGCTCACCGAGCTTCCGGGCTGGATGCCTCGCCCCTTCGACAACGTCGATATCTACCGCTCCGTCTTGGAGGGGTGGATGAAGACCCAGGACTTCGAAAACCTCGGCGAGGAGGAAGACAAAGCAGCGATGCTCGTCTACGCCGGGATCTCCGACCTGGAGATGAAAGCGGCTCAGCGCAAAGCCCAGCTCCAGACCGAACAGGCGGAATCGCTCGGGCGTGAAAACGCATCCAAGCCCACTCCCGCCAAGCCGCTTCCCTCGCCGCCTTCGCAGCTAACGCTCGAAGAAGGCGCGCCCTAGAGCTTTCGAGCCGAGACTGCCCTCGGGCAATCCCTCGGCGCCATTGGCGAACCCGGCCTCGGCCACTCGCCCCACAGTAAGGAGCACTCGCAATGAGTGACGTAACCGAGACCTCTGAGCAAGAGGTTGACGCCAGCACCCCGGCACCCGAGGAGTCAGCGGACCAGCAGGGGCAGGCGCAGGAGGAGGAGAGCATCACGCTCGATTCCTTCGATCCCGAGAAGGTCCCCGCAGATGCGGACCCGCAGTGGCTTATCGAGCGCGCCAAAGCGCTCCAAGCCGACTACACCCGCAAGACGCAGGACATCGCGGAAACCCGTCGAGAGGCGGAACAGAACCAGGCCATTTTTGACGGCCTGCGTGACCCCAATACGCGCCTGCAATACGCCCAGCTACTTGGGCTGACCCAGGACGATCTCCTTCAAGCGTTTGGCCTCGAGATGGCCGAACCGGAGGAGCCGGAGTTCGAGGAGGAGCAATTCCGCGATCCCCGGGTGGACCAGTTGCTGCAACAGCGGCAGCAGGAAGAGGCAGAACACCAGGAGCTTCAACAGCTCCAGGGGGAAGCCAACCACATCGAATCGGAGTTGCAGGACATCGAAAACAAAGGCAACGTCGAGTTCTCTGACGAGGACGCGGAAATCCTCACGACGTATGCCCGCACCCACCCGGACAAGCTAGGCCAGCCTGATGTCAGGAAGGCTTACAAGGTCCTGAAAGGTGCGATCGATCGCCGCCAGCAGGAGTGGATTGAGTCCCGTAAAGGGGCTACTCCGGCGGGCGCAACTGGGGGCGTTCCGGGCTCAAAGACGGTTGACCCGTCAACCCGAGAGGGCCGCATTCAGATGGCGATGGAAGCCGCTGAAGGGGCCACTCCTCAGTAAAACCAAGGAGTGCCTAGATGGCACAGGACTCAACCTCATTCATTGCAGCGATGAAACAGGTGTGGATCACGGACCGAATCGAGGAACAGATCTACACCAAAAGCCCGCTCCTCGAAGCGTTTGAGCGAGTGAAACCGCAAAAAGAAGTCGGCGACAAGGCAATCGTCGCTGTCGAAGGCGTGCTGGCCGGTGGGTATTCAGCCGTCCCGCGTACGGGCTCAAACGCCCTGAACGCGGCCGGGAACCGCCAGGTCAAACGCGCGGAATACAACTACACGCACCACTGGTTCCAGGTCGAACTGGAGACCGCCGTAATCGACGAAACCTCTGGGCAGCCGCTGGCTGTCGCTGAGGCGGTCGAGTACGAGATGTCCGGTGCGGTCAAGGGCATCAGGCGCCAGCTCACCCGTCAGGGCTTCATGAACGGGGACGCGCTGATCGCCAAAACCACGACCACGGCCAGCTCGACCACGGTCAAACTCGATACCACGGGCTACGGCTACGAAGCCATTGTCCGCGGTTGGCTCTATCCGGGGCTGATCATCGACATCGGGACCACGGGTTCTGAGACGTCAATCGCCGCCGATCGTGAAATCACGGCCGTCTCGAAATCGAAAACGGAACCCACGATCACCATCTCGGGCGCCGCAGTGGAACCCGGAACCACGCAGTTCGTGTCGATCGCCAACGCGCGCGCCGGCACCACCAGCAACGAGATGAACGGGTTGCTGAACATGATCAGCGAAACCACGACGCTGGGCGGGATCGAACCATCCGCCTTCCCGACGTGGAAAGCCAATATCGACAGCACGACCACCTCACTCTCCCTGGAAGCCCTGCTCGAACGGCAGGACGCCATCTTCCAGGCGACGGGCGAGGAAGCGGATTGGGGCCTTACCGGCACCAAGCAGTACCGCAACTACTACCTGGAACTCCAGAACCAGGTCCGGTTCAACGGCGACGGCGGCCTCCAGGGCGGCGACATGAGCAAGCTCATGCTCGGCGTCACGGCTGTCGAGAAACAGCCCGACTGCCCGGACAAACATTTCTGGCTGCTCACCAAGGGGGACCTGATCGCAATTCGCGCCAACGGTCCCGAGTGGGCGGATGAAAAGTACGGCGGGACCAACAAGCCCGTCCAGTACGTGCCTGGCACCACGAAGGTCAAGGGCGCGCTGGTCTACCGGATGCAGACGGGCCTCAAACGGCGCGACTCGCACGCCGGCCTGACCGAACTCACGGCGTAGGACCAAGGGCCGGCTCCTTCCGGGGGTCGGCCCTTCCAGCCTCCGTCTCCAATACAACGGGAAAGGACTCCTCATGGCTGTCTCAGCCTCTCGCGTCAGGAAGGGGCGTGTCCCCGGCACGCTGCGCCTCGCGATCACCAACGTCACCTTCGACAACTCCTATGCCTCGGGCGGCGAGCCCTGCACGGCAGGCGAACTCGGTTTGCGGCGCGTGGTCTTCGCGGACTGCAACATCATCGCCGGCTCTGAATCGGCCACCCTGCGGCCGACCAATTGCTACTACACGCCCGCGACCAGCTCGGAAGCCGGAAAGCTCCATCTCATCGACTCGGCCACGGGGAAAGAGATGGAAGCGACCAAAGACATGTCGAAACTTAAAGTGGAAGTCCAAGCCTGGGGCTATTGACGGTGCTCGTCCCAGTGGCATCGTAGGCATTTCCACTTGACCTCCAGCGGCTTGGAGTAGTCGTCATGGTGGGCGTGAAGCCGCCGGCTCTCGGTCAGGCGCCCGCAGTCTTCGCAGCTATCGGGCTTTGCTATCTCGCCTCGATAGAGGGCATTGTTCACCGTATTGCGGGCACTGATTTTGTCGGGATGCCGCTCACGATAGGTCTCTCGGTCTTCTACCCACTTCTCGCGGTTCGCGCGGTAGTAAGCGCGGTGGGTCTTCGAGACGTGGTCGGCATTTTCTCGGCCCCACTTACGAGCGTAGCCATTCGTGCATTTCTTGCACCAAATCTGAAGACCGTCCTTTGACGCCTTCCGCCGCCCGAAGTCGCTGACGGGCTTCGTCTCTCCGCACTTGGAACACCTCTTATGCATCGCCCAATTGTACTTTGGAGAAAGGACACTCCGCAGTGACCGAACTGATCCTGTCGCCTAAGACGCGACTCGACATGACCCGGGACCGGATGATCGCCGAGTGGTCGCGGACCGACAAGCAGAAGAAGGCGCTTGAACGGGAACTCCGTGACGTGGACCCGTTCCTCGAAGTGATCTACGTAGAGGGCGACGTAGTCAACCTCCCGCCATCGGAGCGGGGGGTTGGCGTCGTCCCCGGACGTTGGCACGTCGTTCGCCGCAACCCCAAGGGTCCGGATGCTTACTTCCCGATCATGGGTCCAAACGGCGAATACCGGGACCCTGAGTCAGCGGTCGCGGAGGGCATGAAGAGAGCCGATCTCTGGCGCAACGGAGCCCTCTTGGAGCTCAGGCAGCGCCAGGAAAGAGACGGCAAAGCGAAGGCCGCTGCGGAGGAGCTTGCCAAGGAACAGCGCGTCGATGAAGTGCGTCACAACTACGAAGCGATGAAGCGTGTCCGCGGCGATGGCGGAATCGAAAAATCCTTTGAGGGCCGGCGCAGAGAACGATGACTCTGGAAGAACTGATGAGCGAGGTCTACGGCCGCGGCTTCGATGATCTCCGTGGCAACGCGACTGAAGAAGCGCGGGTTAAACGCTGGCTGAACTACGCCCAGCGGGAGATCGCCGACTACGCGCCGTGGCCCTTTCTTGAAGCCAACAAAGAAAGCACCGCTCCGATCACCTTCACGGACCTCGGCCATGTCCTCTCGGTCACCGACCTTGCCCATGACGAACAGCTCACCTACGCAGACCGGCGGGAGCTGATCGGCTACGACCCCAACCTCTCAGCCGTAGGCGCAGCCGAACGCTGGTACATGGAGGGCGAAGGCACGCTGAAGGTCTACCCAGCCGATACCTCCTCCAAATTCCTCGTCCGCTACGTGAAGGTGGTTACCGACCTCAGCGCGGCGTCAGACACCCCGATCATCCCGACCAACTACCAGGAGCTGATCGTTGAGGGAGCCGTGATCCGGGCCTATCGCAATCGCGACAACTACGACGCGGCAAAGCTGGTACGCGAAGAATGGCGCCTTGGCATGGAACTCATGAACAAGGCACTGGTCAAACGGAACATGGATGTTGAGCGCAAGGTGCTCCGCACTGGCTGGCCCCAGGACTACGTCTAGTGGCCCAGGAACTCAAGGCGATCCCCTTTCCGAACTTCCCAGGCCTGAGGCTCGACCAGGGCCTAGACGAGGTGGGGGCAGGCGGCGCGATCTTCCTTCGTGACGTTGATTGGGACGGGTCGCTGGGGAAACTCCGCTCGCGGGACGGCTTCAAGAAACTGAAAGCGGCTGAAGCCACCGGCACCTACAAAGCCCTCTTCCCGCATTCCTCCCTTCGGCTCTTGGCCACCAAAAGGGTCACCGCTGAATCGGTGAAACTCGTTGCGATCGACCGCGAAGGCACCGAGAAAACGGAAGCCACCTGGACGAAAGAAGTCTGCAAGGCCAACTTCGCTCACTACGGCATCCCCACTGCCTCCTACACCTACGGGCGGGGGGCAGTCACGTCGATGAAACCGATCCGTTTCGACGGAACGACTTTCACCGAACCCACCTGCAAAATCTTCGAAGGCACTACCGAAACCGGCTCGGGCAAAGAAATGCCCCGTGCCAACTTCATGCAGGCATGGCCCGACCAGAGGAACCGGATGGCCTTCGCCAACATGGGAGCCACCGGGGGACCCAACGGAGCGGCGTCCAACAACTCCCGCATCTGGTTCTCCAAAGCCGGCTCGGCCGAGGAATTCGAAACCACGGCATTCGTTGACTTGGGGGTGGGGGATGGTGAGGAAATCGTCGGCATGTGCCTCTACGGCGGTCAGATCTTTGTCTTCAAGGAGACCAAGTTCTTCGTCTTCTACAGCGTCTCCCTAAACGAATCGGCCCAGCCCGAATTCAACTTCCGCGAAGTCTCGATGGGCGAGGGCTCGCGGATGAAACGAGCCGCTCAGACCGAACTCGCCGAGACCTCCGATCAGATCTGCGCTCCCGGACCTGACGGCGTTTACTTCGCGACCACTGACGGTGTCTACGTCACGGCCGGCGGGGCGCCTACGAAGATCTCCCAGGCCCTCCGCCCGCTCGAGGAGGCCTCTCCCTTCGCCGGCCCGATGGCCACCTTCCTGAACGGCTCTACGGAATCCTGTCGCTGGCCCGCTGCGGGTATCGTGGTCCTCGGAACCAGAGTGTTCGTCAAGCGCTACGAATACCTCTTCATCTACGACATCCCGACCCAAGAATGGCTCTGCTGGAAGATGCCCAACGTCTCACTTGCGGTTTGGACAGGGTTGACGGGCGGGGGCGCCGAAGTTTCGGAAAAGGCGGCTGGGAAAGGCGAAAATTCGGCTGCGGTTGGCGAAGCGGCGTGGAGTAACCCGGAAAACATCAAAGCATTCGATTCCTCCTACGCGAGCTGCGCACCCAACTTCCTCACGTCCCGAAGCAGCCAGCGCCTTATCGCGAAGAAATTTGGATTTGCAGTGCCCACCGAAGCCACTATCGTGGGGATCAAAGTCGAGCTGGCGAGGAAAGCCACCGAACTCTCAGGCGAAATCAAAGACTTTGAGGCCAGCCTTTTGAAGGCTGGAGCCGTCGCAGGGACGGACAAGAGCCTCCCCGAAGCGTGGAAATCGATCGAAGCGGACGTTTTCTACGGAGGGAGCGAAGACCTATGGGGCACGACCTGGACCCCAGCGCAGATCAATGAAGAAGGCTTTGGATTTGCCTTGCGAGTCCGCGCTGAATCCAGCGGATCGCGGGAAGCGTTGGTCAACGTAGTCGGGATCTATGTCTTCTACACGTTGCCCGCATCAGGGACCGGGATTCGACCCCGCCTTTTCTGTACTCAGAGCAAGTCGATTTTCTACACGGCTCCTGAAGTCACGGAAGAAGCCGGCACCCGCACCCCGGAATATGAAAGCGGCTTCTATGACCTCGAATCGCAAGACGAGAAGACGCTTGAGCACTTCAAGGTGTGGGGAACCGGGGCGGTGAAACTCCAGGTTGCGAAGGACTTCGGGGAACCAGGGGAAGCGACGGAAGTGACGCTTGGGACCTCGCCGGCAATAGCCCAGGGTTCGGGGAACAAGTCCCAGACGGCGAGCATGTTTAGCCACCGCTTTTCAGGCGCCGGACCGTGGAGCATCCAGCGTTTCATCCGCTACCTGCGTGAGACCCGAGTCGCTGCTACGAAGACTCGCTAGACAATTCTCGTAGCTGTGCGGCCTGAGCTTTCACAAAGCGCATACATATCGACTTAGGGTGACGCCGAAGTCGCCGCTTGCAACGAAAACGGTCCTTACGCCATTCCGCCCAATACTGGCCAATCCGTTCCCGCTCTTCTTCGACCGTCCCCTTCGGTTGGGTAGCGGCGGGAGCTGGCGGGAGGGCCGGAATGCACTCTGTCTTTGGCGATGGCTCGTGCATGATGTTGGTGGGGTCTTCGCTGCGACCATAGCCAAGGAGATGCCCGACCTCATGCCTGATGGTGATGGCGATAGCGCAGCTGGCCCCCGATCCGTATATCGCACGTAGATTGGCGAGGCCGTCTTCGAAAACGGTCATCGAGCAGGCCCCACCCCACCCCGCTGGGTCGGGTTGGGTTGATCGCGCTACCGCATGTTCGCCTTGAAAGTCGGTCGGTTCGACTTCACGCGTCACGCTGGAGCACAAGGGCGGCGACGTGACGCCCCACCACGCAAGCGCCGCGCTGTAGTCGGCTTCGAGTTCCGGGGTGAAGGGCGCAGCCTGCGCGGTTCCCGCCAGACCCACGGCCAGGACCATCCCGAGCAATAAGACCCTCTTCATGCAAGGAGCCTAGGTGCCCCTTCCCTCCCCCGCAACCCCACAAACGTTGAGGACCCGATGGCACTGAAGTTCCCGTCAAACAACCTCCTCCTCAAACCAGGAGAGGAACCGACCCCCCAAAGGCTGGCGGAACTGTTTGCTGGCATCCAGCAGAACTACGACTATCTGGCCGGGCTCTTTCCGCTACAGGGGGGAGCGATAGGTGATCCAAAGATCGTTCGAGGAAGCGAAGCACTCCGGGTTGTACGCGGGACGATCAGCACGTCCGGGGCTACTTCGGTCGGAACCGGTTTCTCCCTGACTGCCATCGGAACCGGCGAAGTCAAGATCACCTTCTCACCAGCTTTCGCATCAACCCCGACCGTGGTTGCCTCCGGTGGCGCTACGAGTGCGGCCCTCGCGGTGAAGGTACTCGGTGGCAGCACTCCCTCCAAATCGGAAGTGACCCTCGTCGCATTCAACTCGACGACGGGCGCCGCGACTGCAGGTCTCATCGAATTCGTGGCCATTGGCCCTAGATAGGAGAAACATGCCTCGCAAAGGAATCGCCGCCAAAGCCTTCGGGCTGGAGGAAGAACAGGCCCGCAAACGTCGTCCCGGAGTGGCTCAGGGGATGCAGGCGAAAGCCTTCGGGCGAGCGATGAGAGCCGCGCCTCCGGCTTCGCCCGCAATCGACCAAGCTGTCCCAGCGCAAGCTCCACAGGCCGGGATCAGCGGAGCGGAAATCCCGGGTCTCGGCAAGCAGCTCACCTCCCGCGTCAACTCCGGCGCGATCGACCAGGGACAGGCTGAGCAGACCGCCCACCAGCGGAGGGTCTTCGAGGAAGCCTACGGCCCCGATTGGCGCACGAAGGTCTACGGAGGGCGGGGGATCGTGCAGGCGAACCGCAAAGCCCTCGCTGGGCCAGGAGAGCACCCACAGGCCGAAGCCTTCCGCAAACAGTTGATGGAGGAGCGCCAGCGGATGCTCCAGGCAGCGCTTGAAAAGCTGGGGCGGTAGGTGGCCCGAGACCACTCAGCGACGGTCCGAGGGGCTATCGCGAACGCCAGAGTTGCGCCCACCGGCACGGGTATCGGTCAGAACCGGAACCTGACCGGGGTCGGGGGGATTTCTGGCATCCGCTCTACGGCTCCGAAACCCAAACCGAGCGGAGGTCCCGCTGTCGCTCCTCCTCCCGCTGGCACGCAGAGCACTGCGCTTCCTTGGGACCGCCCTGCCGAACTCCAGAGCGGCACGGCACAGAAACGCTGGGAAGACGCCAACGCAGGCATCGGCTCAACCAGAGAACAGCGCGAACGCTACTACGGCCTCGAACCGGGCTACAACGACTGGAAGGCCAACCCCTACTCCCAAGCTGCCCTTCTCCAGCATCAGCACAAAGTGGGCGAAAGCGGAGTCAGAGAAGGCGGTCAGGGCAACCAGCTCTACTCCGGCGCGACGATCAACAACGAACGCAACGAGACGCGCCGCAACGCCCTCGCCTTCAACTCGCTGACCGAATCCCTGCACGCCGAACAGGCCCAGTGGAAAGAAGAAGAACGGGCGGCGGAACGCCAGCGTGAACAGGAAGAACGCGAAGCCCAGGAAGCGGCGATCGAACGGGCTGCCGGTGCAGAGCTCGAACCCGCACCCACGGGCGGCGGGAGCCAAACCGGCAATCCCTACGTCGATGAAGCCAAGGCCACGAAGAAACACCCGCAGAACGCCAAAGCATTCGGGAAGAAAGGCAAGAAGTGACCGCGGTAAGTGGGATAATGGAGCTTCAAGAAAGCGCCCCCGCGACGGTGGAACGTCCGGGGGCCGGACAACGGGAGGTAACCCCGATGCCAGAGCAAGCCTACAAGCGGTGCACGAAGTGCGGCGAGACGAAACCGCTCGACGAGTTCCACCGAGATTCTGCGAGGCCAGATGGCCGACGCAACGACTGCAAGGTTTGCCACGGGGCGCTCGTCAAGCGGATCGGCGAAAGGTCTGACGTGCGGGCTAGGCGAACGCAGCGTGACCGGAAACGTCGGACTGAAAACCCTGGATACGAGCGAGAGAAACAGCGGCGTCACGCAGAACGCCATCCGGAGAAAGCGAAAGCTCGCAACTACGTTCTGGTGGCTGTCTACCAAGGCCGTTTGCAGAAGCCCGAAGCTTGCGAAGACTGCGGGGAGAAGGTCGAAATGGTCGATCTTCACGGCCACCATGAGGACTATTCAAAACCCTACGACGTGGAATGGGTCTGCCGGTCCTGCCACGTAGAGAGGCATCGAACGGATGGCTAAGCCAAGGAAGCGTGGCAAGGTGGAAGCGCAGACGTTGCGTAAGGAAAAGAGACTTGCAAAAGAACAAGAAAACTTTGTTGCGCCCCTCACGGGGAAACGAGCTCGTCACATTGCGAAGGCCGAAGCCGGCGCTGAATACTCCCCGGTCATCCGCCAGATCCGTGGCGAAGCCAAGGCCTCTGCCAACCGCGAAAAGCAGGTCGGAGGCTGGTACGACCAGCTAGCCGCAGATCAGGCCGCAAACGCCCAGAGAAGCCTCCAGGCTGGCGCTCAGGACGCAGCGGGTACCCAGGCAGCTATTCAGACTGCGGGAGCTCAGGACGCCGCAAACCTCCAGGGAGCCGCGCAGAAGAACAACGAATTTGCTGCCCTCGTAGGAGGCCCGACCAACGCTCAGGGTCTCTCCCAGATCGCCGCTGGGGATGCCACCCGCCAACAGCAGCTCGTCTCGATGCGTGCTCCAATCACCGCAGCGGACGCCTCGAACACCCGACTCCTCGGAAGAGTGGGAACCGCTACCCGCTACGGGGGAATCGAAGCAAGGCAGGCCGAGCACTCGCGCCGCAACAAGATCCTCCAAGACCTCCAGGCCGCCAAGAAGCAGAAGGGACAGGCCTACGTCGGCCACCTCCAGGGTCTCCGCAAAGAAGCTGGGCAGTCGGCTCTCGACAAACAGGCATTCGGCCTCGAAACCTCAGAAGCCGCAGAGAAGGCCAAGCACGACGCCGCCTCGGTCGCAGCCTCCCTTGCGGGGACCCGGGCCTCTGTCGCCAACTCAAAGCGCACCGCAGCCAGCTCAGCGGCCTCTACCGGAGTCTCGGCCACCAACGCTCAGATCGCTGCCCAGAAGGCCCAGCGCGAACAGGAAGAATACGAATACGAACAGAAGCACGGCACTGGTTCGATCAATTCCAAGCCGGCGTCGGCAAACAAGGGCCGCACTCCGAGCCAGAAACGGGAAGACAAGCAGGACTGGCAGGACGCCCAGAACGTCGCCCAGAACGCCTACCAGACCCTCCAGGAACAGAAGGCCTTCCCCGGCTGGAATCTCTTCCAGCAGCTCCTCGTCACCAAGTACCACGTTCGCGGCACGATCGCGGCCAAGATCGTCAAGCGGATGAAGTCAGGCAACAACCTCGGGATTGAAAACCCGTTCTAGATGGCTACCTCGGCGACGAAATTCTCGAAGGGCTACGCCGGCAAGAAGAAGGTCAAGCCGAAGGCGCCTCCCAAAGAGGAAGTCGCCGGCCCCTATCGCTCGCAGTCCTCGGTTCCCTCAGTTCGCAAGCAGGCGACTCCGCACGAACACCGCAAGGTCAAGGTTGTCAAGAAGGCGCCAACGCCGGCAGAGGTCGGGCTCGACGTACCGAAGTTGGGCAGCAAAGAGCAACGCAGGCGCACGCAGCGGATTAAGCCTCGGGCTGGTCTCCAGGTCCCCGGGGTTACCCGTGTTCGTCCCAGCGCCCCCAAGGTCCCGACGCTGACTACCCGCGACCCCGGCAACCGCTCCGGCTACACGCCCAGCCCGGTAGACCTCGCCGTTCAGCGCGATGTGATCCAGCCACTCCAGGAGACGGGCAAACTCCCGAAACACAAGACCCTCGGGCAGCAGATCTACGACAAGGTCGCAGAATGGGGACCCACCGTCCTCACCGCTGGTCCGGAGCTGAAAGCGGCGATGGAGGCGACGAACATCGGCCTGCGAGGGGTAGAGACTGCAGGCCAGCAGATCGGTGGCTCGGCAGTATCGAAGGCTCTGAAGCCGGTGAAGGTGGCGACGACTCCAAGCAAGGTCGCTTCGGCGGTTACCCGGGCTGATACGAAACTCGCGCAACGCACCGGCTCTGGACTCCTGCGAAGCGGGGCGAAGCAGGCAGGTAAAAAGGATGTCGAAAAGCAGATCGCCCGCGAGCTGACCGGCACGAAGACTGCCAGCGAGGTTCGCGCAGCCGCAGGACTTCCGGGTGCGGCGGTCAAAGGAACGGCC